CTCTCTGTTTATCCACCCATCTTTTTTGCTTAAGGGCTGTCACTAGTTTAGGTCTTTTGCCATAAATACTGTGAAGCCTTTGATGGTGGGCTTTGCATAGTGTAGCAGCTTCATTGTAAATCTCATTAGTAAATTCTTCAATAAAGTTTTCACGGATTGACATAATCTCGTCGGCTGATTTTATCGTAATTTTATTACGTTTTAACCAAGTATCTAAAAGTTCAGTCATTCCGTAAAAGTGGTGAAAGTCTAAATCTTCTGTTTCTCCACAGATAAAACACTGGGTGTCTTTCTTATATTTAGATTTCGCTTTGTCTCTAACGTACTTGACTAAATCTCGTTTTAAATCCATAAATTCCTATTTATATAAAATTATACCAAAAATTCACCTTCATGTCAACATTTATTTTTAGGCAGGTCAAAACTAAAACGTACTTGCAGATGTCTCAAATGTATACAGTGCATATCTTAACGCATCTGACATATGACTTGCCATATTATGTTTTGGCTTTTCTTTAAGTAAGTTTGGATTTGGATCCCACTGATATTGGTCAACGCATGACAATGCCTGTGAACATCTTTGATCTATTATCAATTTATCATTATCTATAATACCGGCCGCATGCCCAATACCGTCTAGAACTGATTTTTTCGCATTTATAGTAGAAATATCGTAATTCTGTGCAAAGTCAAACCTTGTTTGCTGTGCAGCAGAGTCAATATAAATATAATCAATGCTATATTTATCAATTAAACGGCGAATTTCGGCAGCGTGTTGTTCTGTAGTTCTTTCAGCGTCCATGTATTCATCTATAAGATAAAATTTTTGTTGATCCCAGTCGTATGCTATAACGCACAGCGCTGTTGGATCTTTATATCCAACATCAAGCCCCGCGAATACATCCATTCGACTAGTATCTAACTGACTGAGGTCTGCGACACACTCTTCAAAATTAAAATTCCATACTTGTCCTTCATAAGTGTTAAAATCTGCCATATATTCTTGTGCAAATTCTGCTGAGGACATTGATTTTTTTGCTTCTTTGATATCTTCATCACTGAAGCGTGGGTTTTCATGATAGGTTGCTCGTATTGAACACCAATCTTTAAATTCATCACTAAACCCTCTGTGATAAAAGTCTGCAAACCAATTATTTCTTCCACGAGGGGTAGAAATAAATACGGCTTTGCTGTTGTCTTTGTCTAATGTAGGACGAAGTGCTACATTAAAAGCATCTTTTCCATCAGCTAGTGCTGCTTCGTCAAAGATTATTAAATCATAAGACCTACCAACGGTAGAGTCTACTTGATTTACTGAACCCATTCTTATTGTAGAGCCATTTGATAGCTCTATTACTTTGTCTTTTGCATTATCTTTTGTAACTTCTAAGTCAAAGTGCTTAATTAGTTGTCTTTGTAAATCGAATGATATTTGGGATAATGAGTAGTTAGGTGACATTATCAATATGTTTGATCCTGGCACGAGTGAAACAAGCTGTCCAATGACATTTGCAATATATGTCTTACCTTGTCGCCTAGAAATAGCGGCACAGACAAATCTATATTTTGGGTTGTTTACAGCATTAATTAATGCTTTTTGAGAAGTATTAGGTGTGATACCTAATAAATCTAAATATGAGTCTATTGGAAGTTTTATAAACCTATCTGCAGTAGGAAACTCCATAAAGCTATCACTAAGTATATCTGTTCTGCTAATATCTAGCATTAGTGTATTGTTCGTTTGAGTGTTTTACCTAATAGAGTGTCTTCGGTAAGAACTCCTTCTTGTTGAGCTATATGTAATAGATACAAGTATCCCATACATACTTCGCTTAGCATTTGATCTTCATCTGAAATATGCTTGTTAGCTTCTGCTTTTTTATTAAGCGAAGATAAAGTACTACTACAAGTAATAGCAACTCCTTCTAACCAAGCTTCTTTATTAATCATTGATAGACTATACCAAGACCTAACACTTCTGCATGTGCAGCAAATATTTGGTCTGTTTTTTCTTTTCTTATGAAAGTAACTTCACCTGGTGCTAGTGTGAAAGACCCAAGAGTGGTGTCTGCTGAATTTGCAACAGTTATTAATCTCATAGTTGAGCCTGAGTTCACAAGTCTAACTTCGGTTGAATCATTAAATGTAGAAGCTGCACCAACACTAGTGCCGCACGCTGCTTCAACGTTAATTATTTTGAAAGACATTTATTTCTCCTTTGTACTTTTAGTACTCTTTGCTTTTCGTTTAGCTTTTAACATAGCATCGTCTATATCAACGTCTCCGTCCATATCTGCATCTTTGCCATTTAATATATTCCAAACTTTTGAAGCTATTTCTTTTATTTTATTTACCATTTTACCTTGTTTGCCCAGTAAGCGGCTGACATCTTACCTTTGGCTATGTTTTTTGCATGCCTTGCTTTAAAAGACTTGCGTTTCATTTTCATTCTACGAGATTCGCCAGCCTTAGGTTTTCCCGCTGTTTTGGCTCCTTTCTGTCCAAAACGAATAGTTTTAATTCTATTTCCAACTTTTGCCACAACAATATGTGACTTAGTTTTGTGTCCGGGCGTACGCTTTGGTTTGTTGAACCCGGATACGCCCGCTCTTTTCAATCTAGGATCTCTTTTTCTTGTTGTTCTTTTTCTTGCCATTTTTCTTATACCCAGATGCATATATTGCTCTGCCTTGGCGTTCTGCCGCTTTTTTGGTTTTGTAAACCTTTCCAGATTTACCCCAGCGGTAACCTCCTTTAACCTTTCTTACGGGCACGTCTAGCCTTCTTTAATTTTCTAGCAGCGAATGTTTTAACATTTGTTGGTTTTCCACCTACTCCCTGCTTCTTAGCCCGTTTACGAGTGACTGCTGATCTAATTTGACTCTTTGTCATTCGAGCTGCTTTTGCTGCTGGTACA